TATTAGCCGCCGATATCTCCTCGAAGCCGGAATTACCGAGCAGCGACTGGTTCACCGTGGCGATGGGAAGTGTGAAATAGGCTCCGCTGCCCTGTGGCCAGTTCCGGTCACCGCGTCCCTGGGGGGCGGTCCGGCTTCCCACCACGCTCAGTGTGCTGCCGTCGCTACGAACGGTAATCGTTTCCGGATAGATCCACACCGTTTCGCCATGGGCGTTGCGGTCGCTGACGGCCAGGAGGGCGTCCCCCTGGTTGGCCGAGCCGGGAGCGACGGAAAGCGACTGCGTCGAGGCCGCGAAATAATAGCCGCCCGCCACAAGATCACCGCGGATCACCTCCAGGGCCTGGTCAAGGGTGCGATAGGTGAGGTTCTTTTCCTCCAGATAGCGGCGGAGAAGATTCTGGGCTGCTGACAGAATCTGAGCGTGAAGACCGGCCCCTGCAGCTTCCCACGAACTGTGCCCGTTGATCGCCGCCTGCGCTTCAGGACAAAGGTCGAGAACCGCATCCAGGGCCTGACGTTTGGTCAAGACCGTCCCTGAACGGGCGGCATCCACCGCCCGGCCTAGGGCAAAGAGCTTTCCCAAGAGATTGAACAGGCCACTGTCGCTGGAAGGGGTGTACAAGTCCATACCGCGGATTGTACACCACGCAATGGTCAAGGTTGGGACAAGTCATCTGCCGGAACTGCCGATGCTCGGGACTGCGGAGTTTTTCCCGGGCCTGTTCGAGCGTCAGGCCGCTCTCCTTATATGGCCGGCAATCTTCTAGCGGACGTCGTCCGGCAGGCTGTACTGTTCCCTGGCGACTGGCTGGGGAGGAGGGGGTTCCGACCCCGGACTCCCCTGTTCCAGGCCGCGGTAGGCCGGATTCTGGAGAACTTCCTCCTCCGGTCCGGGATCGGAGATGTCCAGCAGCTCGCGGAGGTCGGCGGCCCGGATCTTGAGCCCCATGTTGAAGGCCGCCTGGAGGGCCTCCAGCTTCTCCCGCGTATCGTCCCGTTCCAGTTCAATGACAAAGCGGAATGACAACGGGTCCAGATGGGGCCAATTCCAGGCGACCAATCGGCGGACCAATTGGTCGGTGAGCGTCTCCTGAAGATTGATGGCGTCGTAACGAACAATCTGCAGGAATGTGTCCAGGTGAATAGATGCAAGGTTTGAGCCAAGGCCTGTGGCGTGGGCCTCGGTCGTGAGCGTTTGTCCCAGGATGTAGCGCTTGATCTGATGGCCGAAATAATCGGTGATGATTTCCTTGAGGGCCTGCGCCCCAGCCAGCGAAGGCTCGATCCGTTCCACGCCGTAGACGGCGCCTTCCATCCCCGGAGGACGGGGGACCAAAAGGATGTTCTTATTGGGCCCAGCCCGTTCAGCAGCGGCCTGTCGCAATTCTTCGCGGGCCTGCGGGTTCCCTGCTGGATAATACCATAATTCGATGCCAAACGCCGACCGTTCTAAGAACTCCATCAGCCAGGCCAAAGCGTCCTGCTTCTGGTACCAGGTCCAGTAGATCCGGTCGCGGATCCCCACGCCGAAGATCCGCGAGGCGTTGCGTGGCTCCTCGTACTCGCCGTCCTCGATGTAGTGGCGATGGACGACGAGGAGTTCCCGTTTCCCCGGCGGAGGGAAGTAGGCCCAGCCGAATTCCGTGGACTCGATCCATTTCCCGTGCTCGGTGTGCCACTGGCGGACGTCCTCACTCAGGCCGGAGGTGCCGCCGACGCGGATCCCCAGGCCGTCGAAGAGGTCCACGACATCGGCGTCCACCTTCCAGACCAGCTTGTCCCCGTGGACCGGGATCCAGCCCTTGATGACCACCACCTTGTGATCCTCGATCCAGTCCCAGGCGTAGCGGTTGGCGACCGCGTAACGGCCGAACCAGATGGCGTGGAGGAGGTTTTCCCGGTACTGCGTGAAGCGCGGGATGCGGCGGAGAATCCTTTCCAGGATGGAGCGGGCCTCCTCATGGGCCGGCTCGTCCCTATCGCACTCGATCCGCCAGTCGAGGAGGGCCACCGCCCGCTGCCGCAACTCGACGCACTCCATGACGGAGGCGTCGGCCCGCATCTTGATGGCGTTTTGCCTGGCAAATCGCAGCGCCGTATCCGACGGCCAATACACGCGGGCTGAACCGCCCGAAAACAGCCCCAGAAAACTCGCGCCATGGGGAAACACAGACCGGCCGTTCCCCGGCGGCATGCCAGGGATTTCTTTGACGCCCTCCTGCGTGACCAGGTAGAGACCATCCCCCGCCATGCTCAGGTTCCTGTGTAGGGCTTGTAGATGATCCCCGTTGAATCCGGGTAGCACTCAAATGAGATTAAAAGACGACTGGGACGCGAACCTTTGTTAATTTCAAACTGACCCCGGACGATAGCCACCGGCAGGTCCCAGCTGCCGACGCTGCTTTTAAGTACGAGCCGAAAGGCTTTCTGATTGGCAATCATTGCATTTCCAGCCTCCAGCTGCTTGCCCGGTTGAGATGTCCCACTGACACGGGCAGCCAATTTATCGGCCACCGTGCCATCCCATTTGGTAAGTTCAAGGGTGACACGGACCCGTTTCCCATGATAGATGAGTTCCACAGGAGGTCCGGCGTCGCCTCCTTGCTCGTCTGTATGGACCTCTTCATAAAAATCCTCTTCCTGAATGCGAGCCCCATTCGACGTGTATCCCAGAGATTCCAGCTTCGCATCTTGGCACGACTGCGGCCCAACTTTGACAAGGACGGTCCCAGAGACTTGAATCGAAATGGTCATAGATTGTTCTCCTCAATCATCGAGCCATGCGATCAGGGCGGCTCGGATAGTATCCGTCGCAGCGATCAACCAAAAGGTTCATCCGCTGAATTTCGACTAAGGACGGGGCTTCGGTTTTCGGCAACCCCGCATCCTGGACCCCCGGCGTCGCAAAGACCCGCTCTCCTCTGGCGAGCTGCGAGAGCTTTTCCTCCACCCATTCCTGGGCCGCGCGATAATTTTCCTCCCCATACGTGCTGACCCGCGCCGCGGCCAGATTGAGCACGGCGCGGGTGCAGACCAATCGTTTGAGAAAAGCGGCGTCGTCCTCTTCGAGATTCTGCAGGTCTTCCAGAGTGTAACGCCGCCCCTGCAGGATCGCACTTCGGACCTCCCCGCTGGCGTCTTTGAGGGCCGAGAGGACCCGCGGATTCTGGCCCAGGTTGCTCTCCGGGGTCCCGTCGTCCCGGGCCAGATCAGCCAACAACTGGCGATCAAAGCGGTCAATCAAATCATCGACGGTTGCCAGCATGGTTCAGGTGATATTCGTGATCAACACAGCTGCCGCCGGGGCCACCATCCGCACGTCGTAATCCTCCACGACCCGGCCGGAGATGCGACGGTTGTCCGGATCGTCCTTCTGTTCCACGGTCATCTCCTCGTACATGAACAGGCAGCAGGCCGCGAAATTGATCACGTTCGCCGCCCCCTCCATCCCACCCGGACGGGCCAGGAGGACCGCCTGATTGTCAGGCCAGATGGAGGACACGGCCCGCGTCCCACCCTTCTTGGAGGTGACCTTGCGGGTCTCATCGACAACGACCTTGAAGCCGTAGAGGCTCTCGGGGACGCCGTAGGAAACATTCGTCCGCTCACTGGCCCCGCGGAGGAAGTCGAAACCGGCCTGGTACTTGATCATTTCCGTCAGTTCGGTGGCCGCCGCGATCTTCTTCGCCAGACCGCTGCCCATGACCAGGACCAGGTCGTCCTTGGTGACCATCCCCAGGGTGTCGTCGAGGATCTTTTCCGCCGCCGCCGTCAAAGTGTTGAGGATAGCAAAGGCCCCCGTACCAGATGTCGGGGAGGTACTCCAGGCCCCGTGAGCAGACGTGGCATTGATCACGTGGTCGGAGGCGTATTGCGTGGGGTCCAGCAGGACATTGGCGGCCAACTGGGTCCGCAGGGTCATGGCCTGCTGGGCCTTGGCCGCCGCGTGGCGGGCCACGATCTCCCAGGAGGCCTGCCGGGCGGCCTTCCAGCCAATCTGAAAATCGAGAATGTAACGCTGCGTGCGGTACGGCCGGAACTCGAATTCCTGGGTCCCGGCGTGGCTCCGGCGGGCGTCCGCCCCGTCGTACCAGACGAAATCCCGGGCATCGCTGTTGAGGATCCGCCCCGCCTCGTCGGGGTCCAGATAGAGGTAGTAACCGGTGTCCCTTTCCACGGGGACCACCTGGGTGTACTGCGCGACCTTGAACCGCTTCGGGTCACGGGCAAAATCGACAACCAGTTTGTCCTTGGCCAAGGCCACCGGGACATAGGTATTGGAACTGGCAGGCATCGTGAGCGGCATTTTTCAACCTCCTTTGGTTCAGTGTTCCCATTGATTAGGTCAGGGCCGGTCGTACCTTCTGCAGCGGCAGCACCAAGCACAGAATCTTCTGCCCGGCTGCTGTGGCCGACTGAAGGGCGACCGCGCCGTAGTTCTGGATCGTGGTCCCAGTGGTCGCCACAGGCGCCGCACGCCCTTGAGAATCGCTCTTGAGCAGATTCCCAGCCGTGATGTTGCCTCCGGCCTCCACGAGACAGAGTTCTCCAGGACCGTACACTTCAAGCTGCTGACCCGTTTCGGCAGCATAGACCGTGCTGACATAATCCTGGAGCGGGGCTTTGTTGGACCCTTCCTGCGCGACGCCGAGGATCTCCTGGTTGTCGCCAGCTTGAGCCACGGTCTGCTCGCCTGAGACAGTCACAAACCGGCTGGGGCTAATGTTGCCGCTGGCACGAAAGCTCAAGATCGCCATAACTGGACTCCTTCTGTCGTTGTGTTCACATCTTCCCGGCCTTTACGGCCTCCAGAATATCTTCATAC